GCTGGCGATCCCAACTCCGAACAAGGCGCCTACCGTGGCCGCTGGCGCCGCGGGCGCGCTGACGGGCACGTTCCGCGTGAAGGTGGCCTACGCGATCAAAAACAGTCTGGGCGCCATCATCGCGGAGGGTGGCCGCAGCGTGGCGAGCCTGACCGTCACGGTCGCCGCGCAGCTGATCGCGCTGACGAACATCCCAAAAAGCGCGGACCCGTCGATCAACTGCCGGCGCCTTTACCGGACGGCGACCGGCCCAGGGACCGAGTATTTTGAGTGGTTCGACATCGACGACAACACGACGACCTCCTACAGCGACGATGCGGCGGACGCCGATCTCTCGCTCTTCTCCGCGCAGACCGACCTGGGCGCGGCGCCCGCGCGCCTGGAGCTGTGCGCCGAGTGGAAGGGCCGGTTGTGGGGGAAGAGCACGAGCGAACCGGACACTCTCCGATACTCGGCTGACGGGAAGCTCTACGCCTGGCCGGCGACGAATAGCCTGAAGGTGCTCCCGGTCGGCAAGGATCGGCTCGGCATCACGGCGATCATTCCGCGCCGCGACGAGCTGGGGATCGCGCGCCGCGACATCATTTGGAAGGTGATCGGCTCGGCCAACAACGACTTCCGCATGGTCAAGCTCGTCGAAGGGAAGGGCGCGATCGCTCCGGACAGCGTCATCGTCAGCCGCGACGTGGCGCGCTGGCTCGCGGAGGACGGGGTCTACGAATGGGACGGCGAGGGAGTCCGCTGCATCTCGGACATGCAGGTTCATCCCTGGTTCTCGACCGACACCTATTTCAACCGGGCGCTCTTCCCCAGCGCGTTCGCCCGTTACGATCCGTTGAAGCACTCCTACGACCTGTTTCTGGCGCCTGCCGGCGGGACGGACTTCACCCGCTGGGTCAGCTTTGACATCTCGCGGAAGTGCTGGCTCGGGCCCCACAAGACGGACGCCTTCACGCCGACCGGGGCCGGGGTCATCTTCGACGCCAACGAAGTGCTCGTTCCGGTTGTGTGCGGCGGCGACAGCTACGTCTACAGCGTGACGCCGGGCACCTACCGCGACGGCGCCGCAACGGCCGTCGACTTCGACGTCACCGGCAAATTCCACTCGGGGAACGCGCCGGACATCACCCATTATTGGGGCCAGATGGCGATTCTGACCAAGGTGGAAACCGGCGGGACGCTCTCGATCGTGCCGAAGGTCGGCCGGCTGAACGCCGTGGCCGGCGCGACTGTCAGCCATGATCTCACGACGGGCCGCGAACGGCTGCGTCGGCTGGGCGTCGGGCCACTCTGCCAAATCCGGTTCCAGAACGCTGAAGCCAACCGGTCCTGCGAAATCTTCGGCTACGAAATGCCGATGCACGAGATTGGTCGACGCTGATGCCTCACGCCGACCCAGCGGCTCGGCGGATCTACATGCGCGCGTATTACGCGAAGCATGGCCGAAAGCCACAAGCGCGAGATCGAGACAGGGTGAATGCTTCCCGCCGGCGATGGCGACAGCGGCCGGAAGTAAAAATGAAGGCGCGTGCGGCCGCGGCTGCTTTCCGTGCCAGCCGTCCGCATTATTTCGCAGAATTTGAGGGGCGCCGAAGAGCCCGTATTCGTGGCACACAAGTTGAGCGGATCGACTACGCACTGGTTCTGGAACGAGCGGCTGGTCAATGCGGCATCTGCCGTGAGCCGTTGGCGCTCCCCATCGAGATCGATCATGTTGTCCCGCTCGCTAGGGGAGGGACGCACACCTACGACAATCTCCAGGCTGCACACGCTGGCTGCAACCGGCGCAAGTGCGCCAAAGTCGGGCGGCGATGACCCTTCCGTATCGGCCGAATCCGCTTGAATTCCCGCTCACGGCCCAGCAGGTCGATGGCCTCGACCGCACGATCGACGACATCTACGATGAGCTCCGCCGGCTGACGTCCGGCACCCACAAGATCCTCAGCACGACGCATGACGATACGATCGTCGAAACGCCCGTAGATGGCGACCTAATCTACTACTCCGGAAGCTGGCGCCGGCTCGGTATCGGCAGCAACGGCAGCTTCCTCCAAGTCGTCACCGGAGCGCCGGCCTGGGGCGTCAACGGCGCGCTACTCGAAGACCTGAACGCGACTAAGATCACGTCCGGGACACTGGATCCTGCGCGCCTGGCGGCCTCCGGAGTGACCGCTGGCACCTACGGGGACGCCACGCACGTTGCCCAGGTCACCGTCGACGCGAAAGGCCGCGTGACGGCCGCCGTCGACGTCGCCATCTCGATCCCGCCGGCCACGCACAGCTTTCTGTCGACGACGCATCCGGATACCGATCCGGCCTCTCCGACGCTCGGGGACATCGTCGTCGCGCAGAACTCCGGAGCGCTCGACGTCGGGAAGTATTTCATCGACGGCCAGCCCTTCGACTACCTGCCGAACGCAAACGACCCGGGCGCGGAAGCCTTCTGGCTGGACGGGCTCCCGGCGGTCGGACTCATCTCCAGCGGTTCGGTGAAGTGGGCGCGCAAGGCGAACGGGACGCCCGGCTACGTGCTCACGGCCGGGGCTACCGGCCCGGACTGGCAGCCAGCGGCCAGCAGCGCGGGGGACTACGCTTTCGTCTATCGCGCGTCAGACGTCAGCGTGACGAACCTCGTGCAGACGCAAATCCCGCTTGAGACCGTCGCGTCCGATGCGGCTGGGTTCTGGTCTGGAGGCTCACCGACCCGGCTGACGGTGCCGGCTGGGAAGGCTGGGAAATACATCATCGTCGCGCAGGCGAGCTCGGAAGTGCCACTGAGCGGCACGGTCTACGTGTCGATCAAGAAAAACGACACAATCGTCGCGGAACATTCACAGGCGACCAATGCCCAGCGCGGCCCGGCGCAGTGCAATTTCTTGGCGGACTTGGCGGCTGGCGATTACCTCGAACTCTCGGTCCTGTTCGACTCCAGCACGGCTTCGCGGCTGATCAAGGGCGGTCAGACGAGCACGTTCCTTCAACTCCTGCGGGTGGCGTAAATGGCAGTCAAGATTGCGCGGGCGGACGGGTTGTTCTCGGCCGCGGCGACGTGGGGCGTGTGCAGCGCCGTGGCGAGCGCCCTCCTGGACTCGGAAGCGAATAATACGGTCCTGACGACCGCCTACGTTGAGAGCGTGGCGTTCACGCCTGGTGCCGTCACGATTGACGGAATCGCCGTGAAGGTGGCCTTGCGGCCAGGGGCGACCGGGACGATCAGCGTCCGTCTCGCCCAGGCCGGCGCCACTGTGGCCGGAACCGAAGTCACCATCAATGTCTCCGATCTGGAATCGCGCGCGGGGGAACAGGGCTGGTATCTGTTCAAGTTCGCGGGCGTCCTGCTCGTGGCGGCGACGGCCTACACGGTCAGCGCAAAAACGTCGAACGCTACGCAGGTCAACCTGTATCGGGACGCGACCGCCGGCAACTGGAGCCGGATGGTCCGCACGACGACGACTGGCGCCCCCGCCGCCGCAGATTCGTTGCACGTCCTTGGCGAATGGACGGCCGCGGCCACGAAGACGGACCGCACGGTGACGATGGATTCGACGGCCGCCACGGACTACGGGGACGGCGTCGTAGCGAACCCAGCCGGGTTCACGATCGGCAAGGGTGGCATTCTCACCTGGGGCACGACGGCCGCGACGAACTATATCCTCCGAGTCTCGACCCGTCTGACGATCTACCGCGGCGGGACGATGAACATGGGGACGACGGGGACGCCGCTACCGCGAGACGGCAGCGCCCAGCTCGAATTCGACAGCGCTGCGGCAGACGGTGACTTCGGGCTCGTGGTTTACGGGACGTTGAATTGCCAGGGGCAATCGCGCACGGTCGGGAAGAACGTCGTTCGCTGCAAGCTCAATGCTGACCTCGCGGCCGCCGGGGTGACATTCAACGTCGACACCGACACCGGCTGGCTGAACACCGACGACGTCGCCGTCGCCTCGACGACGCAGACCGCCGCTCAGGCAGAGACGAAAGCGCTCAATGCCAACGCCGGGGCGGCCAGCATGACGACCGCCGTTGGGGTGGCGAACGCACACAGCGGCACGGCACCCACCCAGGCGGAGTTGATTCTCCTGACTCGCAACGCGCGGATCCAGTCGGTCAGCACGACGTTCATGGCCTACGTGTATTTCGGCGGGGCCTCGATCGTCGATTGCGATTGGACGGCCTTCCGTTACATGGGGGCCGCGACGGCAGGGAAGCGCGGCGTCGAAGTGGACACCGACGCGAACGGTTCGCTGGCGCTCTCCTTCTGCTCGATCCGAGATTTCGACCAGCACGGCATCTACGTCGCCTCCGCGACGGCCGACAACTTCTCAATCGACAACCTGACCGGCTACAAGGTCGGGAACCAGTCGGCTGGACAGGCGGCGATCAACATCTTCGGGACCACCGGATCCAACTGGACCCTGACCAACATCGACATCATCAGCGCCAATACGTTCGGCGGTGCCGGCATCTCCCTTGGCTCCTACAACGGCACGCTGACCAACATCCGCTGCAATAGTGGGGGAGGCGACGGGATCACCCTCGCCGCGGCGGTCAGCGTGAGCCGGCAGAGCATTCATAAGACCTGGAGCGGCTTCGACCTCCACAGCAATACCCAAGCTGGGCTCACCGTGGAAGCGCTCGACTTCGGAAAGCTCTCAAACGTCAACATCTGGAGGAACCTTGCCTCGTCGACGGGTGGGCTCCAGATCGGAACCTGCGTCGGCCGGCTGATCATCGAAACCGGCGCGTTCTTCGGTAACGCCGTCAGCAATGTCATATTCGCGGCCGGCGGCGGGCCCAAGGGGCTTCTGCTCCGCAGCGTGACACTCAGCGGCGACAGCTCGTTTGCAACGACCAACGGGGTCAATTTCAACGTCGCGGGTAATCCGGCGATCTCGCTGGAGTGCGACAACTGCACGTTCGGCACGGTCAGCGGGATCAAGACCGCGCACACGAACGACATCAACTGCAATTCGTCCAACAACGCGCGTTACGCGGAGGTCACGCTACGGAATACGAAGCTCGATTCTGCGACCGAGATCGCCAACCAGGCGCACCTGGCCGGCCGCAGCTACATCCGCTACCAGCGCGTCGACCAGGCGACCAACACCCACAAGGCCGTCTATCCGGTCCTAGGGACCGTCAGCTACGAAACCGGCACGTTCAAGACGGCAGCTCCTTCGGAAGCGATGGCCCCGGCCGGAGACGGCGCGGGCGAGAAGCTCGAAAGCGGCCCGAAACGGGTCGCCGTTCTCAGCGGTGCAACCGTGTCGATCGCGGTGTATGTCCGAAAATCCGCGGCTTACACCGGCTCTGCACCGCGGCTCATGCAGCGGGCAAACCCGGCGATCGGCGTCCTGGTCGACACCGTCATCGACACGCTCTCGGTGGCGGCAGACACCTGGGAGCAGCTCTCCGGAGTCACCGCGGCGGCCTCGGAAAACGGCGTGGCGGAATTCTACGCGGACTGTGACGGTGCCATCGGGACGGTCTACGTCGACGACTGGACGGCAGCGTAACTTTACAGCCCGGCTCATTTGTGGCACTCTTTTCCGCGAACTCCCCCAGCAGTAAGCGGCTTTTCAGGACAACAGAAGGGTCGACCTATGGCTGGAACCGGAGTAGTCGCCCCCTACCGGGGCCCAATCGACCCCCACACCGGGCTCCCTGTTGACCGTATCGGAGACGCGAAACGCGCGAAAGCTGCCGCTGAATCCGAGGGGCGCACGAAGACCGAAAACTTCAACGCCCAGCAGGCGGCCTTGGCGGCTCAGCGGGCCGGCCTCAACGCCAACACGTCATACCGAGACGCCTACACCGGCACGTCCTACGACTACTCAACCGGCGGCGGGGGGGTAGCCGGCGCGCGGCGGAGCGGCTCTGGTGCCGGAACGGGCGACGGAACGGGCGACGTCGACGTCAACGGGCTGTGGCAGAGGAGCAACGTTATCCAGGCGCCCCCGCCTCCACCGCTCCCCCCGCGCGTGAATCCGATTTCAATGGCCGACACCACGGCCTCGCAAAACGCTGAATTTTCGAAGGCAAAGGACAGGGTTGGCCGCGTTGGACGAGCCTCCATGAACGCGCTCTCCGGCGAGATGCGCGCCCGCGGAATCAGCGGCTCCGGGATCGAAGCCTCCGAGATCGGCAACCGCGTCGACCAGGCGTCTGGCGCGCTCGGGGACGTCGCCAACAACCAAGCGGTCGACGCCCTAAAGCGCCGTTACCAGATCGACGACACCAACTACCAGGGCGACATCAGCCAGCGCGGCCAGGACATCGGCGCCGGGGAATCGAACGCCAGCCGGGCGATGCAGGCCCTTCAGCTCCGCGCGAACCTTCATCAGAGCCTCATGTCGCTGGCGTCACGGAACGGCGGACGGGTCTACTGAGATGGGCCAGTTCGTCGACTACCTCATTGCGATGCTCGCGGCCGGGGATGCTCACCGGGCGGGCGGCGGATAAATGCCGACCAGGGGCACCGGCGTCGTCGTCCGCCAAACAGGCGGGACGCGGGTTTTTCCAGGCGGCCGCATTGGTCCAGCGAACACAACACCCGTCCAGCAGGCGCCGCAACGTCAGGTTCAGCAGGCGCCGCAACGCTCGGCGCAGCCATACAGTCCGCCGGTCGAGGATTCTTACACGACGCTGCAGCGGCAGCGCGCGCAGCAGCCGCAGCAGTCCTTCCAGCAGCCGCAGCAGGCCCCGGCTTGGCAGCCACCCCAACCGCCGCCGATGCCGTCTGCTCCCGGCCCGTCGCAACCGCCTCTCCCTGTTCCCCAGGCGGCCGCGCCCCAGGCACAGGATCCCGGCGAGGGCTGGGATTCGATCGGGTCCAGCGCCGTCGCGCCAGGGCTCGGCCAGCGGCGTCTCCCAATGTCCATGTCCGCGCTTGAGGGCGCCACGAGGCTCTACTGATGCAGACCGAAACCGTGGACGAGACGTATCGGCGCCCCGGGTTCAGTATTCCCGGCTACGCATCCGCGGCCGCGCGCAAGGGGCACGAGCTGGGACTCTGCCGGCGGTGGACGCCGGCGGAAGCGAAGGAACAGGGCCGTCGCGCGGCGGCGATCCGCTGGTCCCGCGAACGTGCGCGCAAGGGGGCGTAGATGCTGAACCAAGCACAGATCGCCGGCCAGCAGATGCGACGGCGGAACGACCAGAACAGGCTGGACGAACTCGAACTCACCCAGGGGCAGTTCGACGACGAGCGCGATCGCCTCAATGCGTCCCCGCATCCGGGCGCGCCTTACAGCGGTTACAGCAACGAGCACGAATACCGCGAAGGGCTGAACCGCCAGGGTGAGATCGCCGGGTTGCGGTCGAAGATGTCGGGCAAGGGAGGGCTGAACGTGTCGCACACCTACGCGGGAACGGACTTCGCGCGCCGGCCGTCGCTCTCGGCGCTCGGTGGCGCGGCGATGGGCCGGACGCCGGTGGATCCGAACGAGGTTTCCGACAACTCCAACTACTACCTGCGGCAGAACGCGATCCGCGCCGGCCAGCTCCAGGTCAACGCCATGGAGGACGCGCAGAACGATCGCGCGCTCTCGGACAACCCCTACCGTGTGGAACAGCGCGGCAACATCGCGCGCGACGAGCTCCGCCGCAACGCGCACGCGGCCGGGGAAGCATCCGCCGACCAGGCCAGCGGGCAGTATTTCGGGACCGCTGGGATTCGAGACGACCAGCGCTTCGAGCGCCGCAGCGAAGCGCGCGACGTCGGCTACTCCGACCCGAAGGTCGCCGCCGCCGAGATCGAGGCGCGCGGCCGCGTCACGGCTTCCGCGAACGACAAACAGCGGGAGCGTTCGGCGGCCCTGAAGGCGTATGCGGACCTGATCAAGAGCCAGGCGCTCCAGCCGAAAACCATCACCCGGAATGTTCCTGGTTCCGGTGTGCTCGGCACTGACTGGATGGGCAAGACGGAAGAAGTCAACAACCCCGCCTGGGACTCCATCCAGCAGGGGATCGACGACTCCCGGAAGGTCATCGGCGTCGACGACCAGCAGGGCGGTGGCGGCGGCGGTCAGACGCTCAGCCAAGACGACCTGCAGGCGTTCGCAGAGGAAAACGGCATGACGGTCGACGAGGTTGCCCAGCTCGCCAAGCAATACGGGTATGCCATTCGGTAGCGACCCGTTCGGCGCGTTCCTTCGGAAGCGGCGGCCCCAGCCGGACGCCGAAGCTGCGCCCGATCCCACCGTAGCTGACCAGTTCTCCGGGACGGAGTTGTCGCTCGACCCCTTCGACGCCTTCATGACGAAGCGCCGCCGGCTGGGTCCGGGGCTCTCCCGCACCGCGCGCGGCATCGGGGACGCGCTCGAATGGACCTTTGAGAAGCCCGTCAAGCCGATCGCTGATGCCGCGGACGCATTCTCCGACTGGACACAGAATCAAGGCGGCCGCGTGCTGCCCTACGTCGGCGCCTTCGCTGAGGGCGTTGCACAGCAGGCCACCCCCGCAAACCTTGCGATGACCGCGTTCGGCATGAAGGCCCCTGGGAAGATCCCGGGCCTGATGACGCCTGGCGGCCCCGCCGCGCTCAACCGCGGTGCGGAGTCGATGCTGGCGCTGCGCGATATGGCCCGTATGGGCGAGACCGCCGCCGGCAGCTTCCAGGCCGGCATGGGCGGCGCCGCGGCGCAGGACGCCTACGACCAGGGGGACTACACCGGCGCCGCGCTCGCAGGCGGCATGACGGCGCTCGGCGCGTTCGCCGCGGCCTCCGGTGCGCCTGGCCTCCGGAAGCGTTTCTACGACATCAAGGGCGACATCCTGTCGGCGGCGCGCGACCGCTCGATCGCCGGAACGGTGACTCCGCCGGACATCGAATACGGCGTCCGCGGTCAGCGGCAGCTTCCAGGCGAGACCATCGACGGCGATGTCATTCCGCAGGAGCCCGTCCAGGGCCAGCTCGCTGGCGATCGCCAGCGCTTGCTCCCAGCCGGTAGCCAGCGCTTACTCCCAGGAGAGGCGCCGCCGTATCGGATGCCGCCGAAGCCGGCGACTCCGCTCCCGGCCCGCACGCCGATGTCGCCAGCTAGGCTGACTGATGCGGAGCTGCGGGATTCGTTCCTGGAAGCCACGCTCAACGGCGAGGACGTCGCCCCGTTTGAAACGGAGCTCGCCCGCCGCGGCCCGACATCTCTTCCGGATTCATCGGTGTCCGGCGGCGCGGTGGAGAACCGTCCGCTGGGAACGTCGGTCGCCCCGGCCGGCGAGGGCGTTCCTCGCCCGTCATCGGCGCCGATGGCTCCGGAAGGGATCGACCTGGCGCGCGAGCGTCAGAAGCTCCAGGCGCAGGGGTTCCCGTCTACGCTGATCGATCGCATCATTGGCGATCTGGTCGCCGGGAAGAGCGAGGCTCCAGCTCCCGGCACGCCCGGCACCGTCACCCCGCCGGACCCACGGATCGCGCAGCTTCCGCCGCTTGATGAACGCATGGCCGCTGCGCGCGGCCGCGAGAGTGCCCAGGTGTCACCTGACGACGCTTCGTTGCCACCAGACAACCCGGGCGCGTTGGAACAGCTCCTTGGCATGGTCGAAGAGGGCCAGAACGTGACGCCGGAGACGGCCTTCGCTGACATGACCGCGGACCCGAACGTTGACCCGCTGACGAACATTCTGAACCGCCGCGGCTGGGAGCGCCAAGGCGGCGCGAAGCCAGGACGTCTCATCGGGCGCGCCGACGCCGACAACTTCAAGGGGATCAATGACAAGCTCGGACACGCCGAAGGCGACCGTGCCCTACAGGTCATCAGCGATACTCTGCGCCGATTCGCCCGTCGGAACGGTGATCGTGTCGCTCGCCTGGGTGGCGATGAATTCGGACTCGACATGGAAGCCCCGACCGGCGATCACGTCGCGCTGCGGGACCAGATCGAAACCGAAGTGGCGTCCGCCCTGCGGAAAGCCGGGTTCCCCGAAGACGTTGGCCTATCGCTCGGGTTCGGCGCCGACGAGGCGACGGCGGACGCGGCCGCGATCGCGCGAAAGGCGGAACGTGGACTTTCGCGGCCGCGGAGCGTAGAATCCGCCGGTGACGTTGGTCCAGGGGAACAACCGCTCGGCGGTGCTCTTGAACGTCGTGCGGCTCCGGCGGGAGGGTTGGACCTACCAGCAGGCGATGGAGATCGCCCTGTCGGAAGCCAGGCTGTCGCGCGTCCCCGGAAAAGCGCGATCGAACGACACGCCGATCGACTCTTCCCCGAATACCTCGACGATGCCCGCCGAAATGGATTCACTGGATCCGACGAGGAACTCCGCGCCGCCTTCGACGAACGAGTCCGAGCCTCCCGCGAGCTAATCGACGACCTCGACTCGACGGCGGCCGAGAACAGCCCCACTGCACTCCTGCAGGAGCTTCGTCGGATCGGAGGGATCAAGCCCTTCGAGAAGGAGATGGGCACCGGCCGCCAGCTCCGCGGCGGCATCGAAGCCATCGTCGAAAGTTTCGCGTCTCCCACTGGTCGCGGTCAGCGCGGCCAGTCCAGTGTGTTCCGGTCCGATGGGCTCGATTGGGACGATGCGGTCGACCAGCTTCGCTCGACCGGCAAATTCCCGCACATCCAGGACATCAAAGACCTTGTAAACGAACTCGACACCATCTCCAGGACGGACAAGGACGTCGGCTGGGAGTCGCCGCAGCTACGCGACGTGCTGGAGGGCGGGCTCGGCGTCAAGCCTGGCTCGCGCTGGTGGCTGAACCAGGGCGATGACTCCTTCAACCCAGCGGAACTCGAAGGCGACATCCTCGACAGCGGCGAGCGCCAGCCGCGGTTGCCTGGCGACGTCGGCGCGGTGCGCTCGACCGAGACCGCGACTCCGCAATTCGACGCGCCGTTCAGCCTGACCAGGGAAGCATCGAAGGCGCCTGATGCGACCGCAGTCGGGCTGGACGATGTTGACAAAGCCCTGACCATTCGGAGCCTGGACGACATCTCGACCCGCCACGAAGTCCGCTCGCCGGAGAAGGCCAGCGCGATCGCGGAGTCGATGAAGCGGGTTGGCTGGAAGGGCCGCCCGGTGCTCGTGCTCCAGGACGGCGACAAGCTGACCGCCTGGACCGCCACGCATCGGCTCGAAGGGGCGAAACAGGCCGGGCTCTCGATCGACGACGTCCCCATGAAGATCGTCGACGCCCAGGCGCTCCGGGACGCCGGTTACTCGGTCGACGACCTGACCGCGCGCGGGAAGAAGACGCGGATCAAAGCGCTGCGCGCCGCCGGCCAGGAGGACGCTGCCCAGCTACTCGAACAGGAACAGGCCGCCGCCGCGGTGGGGCGCCCATCGACTCCTGACGTCCCTGAATTCGTGAACGTCCCGCCGAACGTCCGCGACTTCCTCGTCCGCCAGCTCGGTTACACCGACAAGGATCTGGCCGGGATGCCGGCGTCTGAAATCTACCGCATCGGGCGGGAGAAGATTCGCAACCCGGAAGCACCCTCGAAATACGAGCGGCCGCGCGAGGTTGTGACAAAGGCAACCGGCCAGAGCTACGACCTGGCGAAGATGTCGGACATTGCGCCGGACCTGGAGGAATTCCTCGGTCTCGAAGTGCCGAAGCGGCAGGCGCAGATCGACCAGCGCATGACGCGCGCGAAGGACACCCGCGGCGTCCCCCTGGAGCGCGTCAACCGGGTCGAAGGGGAAACCCAGGTGCCGGCGTCCCGCCCGCAGCGCGACGTGATCCCGCCGGTCACGCGGCGCGGGATCGCGGCGTCGACGGACGCCCTCAACGCCCAGGCGACTGACCAGGCCGCCGATGCTAGGGCGGCGGCCGCGCGCGCCGGGGAGACGACGTCGCAGCGGCAGTCGCGCGTGGCGACGATGCAGAGCGAACAGCGCCGCGCCGTCAAGGAGATGCAGTCTGCCTTCAACCGGGGCGACTACAAGACCTACGCGCAGAAGATCGGGGAGGCGGCGGAGCGGTTCTGGAAACGGTCAGTCAAGATGGGCACGCGCGTCGAGGACGACGAGCCGGGCCAGTTCATCGGCGCTGGCCTCGGCATGGCTCAGGCCATCCTCAAAGACCCGAAGAAATACGCGGAGCTGGCGGGAGAGATGCTCCGCAACCCCGCGGTTCGCGCGGCGATCGGTGCTGTGGCAGGCGGCGCCATCGACGACGACGAGCGTATGCGCGGGGCTCTTTACGGAGCCCTGCTCGCCGCTGGCACGCCGACCGGGTTGAAGGCACTCGTCCGCGGATTCAAGAACGTCCGTGACGGAAAGCCGCTCCTGTCTGGCGCGCCAGACAGGAGCGGCTTTCCGTCACGGACGTTCTTGAATCCGCGGACGAGTGCCTTCAACCCGGTCGGCGTGCCAGCGGCGAGCAGGGCTCCGTAAAGAGCCCCGCGCATACGCTCGTCGTCGTCGATGGCGCCGCCTGCCACAGCACCGATCGCCGCGCGAACCGCGGGGTTGCGGAGCATCTCTCCCGCCAGCTCCGCGTATTTCTTCGGGTCTTTGAGGATGGCCTGAGCCATGCCGAGGCCAGCGCCGATGAACTGGCCCGGCTCGTCGTCCTCGACGCGCGTGCCCATCTTGACTGACCGTTTCCAGAACCGCTCCGCCGCCTCCCCGATCTTCTGCGCGTAGGTCTTGTAGTCGCCCCGGTTGAAGGCAGACTGCATCTCCTTGACGGCGCGGCGCTGTTCGCTCTGCATCGTCGCCACGCGCGACTGCCGCTGCGACGTCGTCTCCCCGGCGCGCGCGGCCGCCGCCCTAGCATCGGCGGCCTGGTCAGTCGCCTGGGCGTTGAGGGCGTCCGTCGACGCCGCGATCCCGCGCCGCGTGACCGGCGGGATCACGTCGCGCTGCGGGCGGGACGCCGGCACCTGGGTTTCCCCTTCGACCCGGTTGACGCGCTCCAGGGGGACGCCGCGGGTGTCCTTCGCGCGCGTCATGCGCTGGTCGATCTGCGCCTGCCGCTTCGGCACTTCGAGACCGAGGAATTCCTCCAGGTCCGGCGCAATGTCCGACATCTTCGCCAGGTCGTAGCTCTGGCCGGTTGCCTTTGTCACAACCTCGCGCGGCCGCTCGTATTTCGAGGGTGCTTCCGGGTTGCGAATCTTCTCCCGCCCGATGCGGTAGATTTCAGACGCCGGCATCCCGGCCAGATCCTTGTCGGTGTAACCGAGCTGGCGGACGAGGAAGTCGCGGACGTTCGGCGGGACGTTCACGAATTCAGGGACGTCAGGAGTCGATGGGCGCCCCACCGCGGCGGCGGCCTGTTCCTGTTCGAGTAGCTGGGCAGCGTCCTCCTGGCCGGCGGCGCGCAGCGCTTTGATCCGCGTCTTCTTCCCGCGCGCGGTCAGGTCGTCGACCGAGTAACCGGCGTCCCGGAGCGCCTGGGCGTCGACGATCTTCATGGGGACGTCGTCGATCGAGAGCCCGGCCTGTTTCGCCCCTTCGAGCCGATGCGTGGCGGTCCAGGCGGTCAGCTTGTCGCCGTCCTGGAGCACGAGCACCGGGCGGCCCTTCCAGCCAACCCGCTTCATCGACTCCGCGATCGCGCTGGCCTTCTCCGGCGAGCGGACTTCGTGGCGGGTCGAGATGTCGTCCAGGCTCCGAATGGTCAGGGCTTTGTCAACATCGTCCAGCCCGACTGCGGTCGCATCAGGCGCCTTCGATGCTTCCCTGGTCAGGCTGAACGGCGCGTCGAATTGCGGAGTCGCGGTCTCGGTCGAGCGCACCGCGCCGACGTCGCCAGGCAACCGCGGCTGGCGCTCGCCGCTGTCGAGGATGTCGCCTTCGAGTTCCGCTGGGTTGAAGGAGTCATCGCCCTGGTTCAGCCACCAGCGCGAGCCAGGCTTGACGCCGAGCCCGCCCTCCAGCACGTCGCGTAGCTGCGGCGACTCCCAGCCGACGTCCTTGTCCGTCCTGGAGATGGTGTCGAGTTCGTTTACAAGGTCTTTGATGTCCTGGATGTGCGGGAATTTGCCGGTCGAGCGAAGCTGGTCGACCGCATCGTCCCAATCGAGCCCATCGGACCGGAACACACTGGACTGGCCGCGCTGACCGCGACCAGTGGGAGACGCGAAACTTTCGACGATGGCTTCGATGCCGCCGCGGAGCTGGCGGCCGGTGCCCATCTCCTTCTCGAAGGGCTTGATCCCTCCGATCCGACGAAGCTCCTGCAGGAGTGCAGTGGGGCTGTTCTCGGCCGCCGTCGAGTCGAGGTCGTCGATTAGCTCGCGGGAGGCTCGGACTCGTTCGTCGAAGGCGGCGCGGAGTTCCTCGTCGGATCCAGTGAATCCATTTCGGCGGGCATCGTCGAGGTATTCGGGGAAGAGTCGATCGGCGTGTCGTTCGATCGCGCTTTTCCGGGGACGCGCGACAGCCTGGCTTCCGACAGGGCGATCTCCATCGCCTGCTGGTAGGTCCAACCCTCCCGCCGGAGCCGCACGACGTTCAAGAGCACCGCCGAGCGGTTGTTCCCCTGGACCAACGTCACCGGCGGATTCTACGCTCCGCGGCCGCGAAAGTCCACGTTCCGCCTTTCGCGCGATCGCGGCCGCGTCCGCCGTCGCCTCGTCGGCGCCGAACCCGAGCGATAGGCCAACGTCTTCGGGGAACCCGGCTTTCCGCAGGGCGGACGCCACTTCGGTTTCGATCTGGTCCCGCAGCGCGACGTGATCGCCGGTCGGGGCTTCCATGTCGAGTCCGAATTCATCGCCACCCAGGCGAGCGACACGATCACCGTTCCGACGGGCGAATCGGCGCAGAGTATCGCTGATGACCTGTAGGGCACGGTCGCCTTCGGCGTGTCCGAGCTTGTCATTGATCCCCTTGAAGTTGTCGGCGTCGGCGCGCCCGATGAGACGTCCTGGCTTCGCGCCGCCTTGGCGCTCCCAGCCGCGGCGGTTCAGAATGTTCGTCAGCGGGTCAACGTTCGGGTCCGCGGTCATGTCAGCGAAGGCCGTCTCCGGCGTCACGTTCTGGCCCTCTTCGACCATGCCAAGGAGCTGTTCCAACGCGCCCGGGTTGTCTGGTGGCAACGAAGCGTCGTCAGGTGACACCTGGGCACTCTCGCGGCCGCGCGCAGCGGCCATGCGTTCATCAAGCGGCGGAAGCTGCGCGATCCGTGGGTCCGGCGGGGTGACGGTGCCGGGCGTGCCGGGAGCTGGAGCCTCGCTCTTCCCGGCGACCAGATCGCCAATGATGCGATCGATCAGCGTAGACGGGAACCCCTGCGCCTGGAGCTTCTGACGCTCGCGCGCCAGGTCGATCCCTTCCGGAGCCATCGGCGCCGATGACGGGCGAGGAACGCCCTCGCCGGCCGGGGCGACCGACGTTCCCAGCGGACGGTTCTCCACCGCGCCGCCGGACACCGATGAATCCGGAAGAGATGTCGGGCCGCGGCGGGCGAGCTCCGTTTCAAACGGGGCGACGTCCTCGCCGTTGAGCGTGGCTTCCAGGAACGAATCCCGCAGCTCCGCATCAGTCAGCCTAGCTGGCGACATCGGCGTGCGGGCCGGGAGCGGAGTCGCCGGCTTCGGCGGCATCCGATACGGCGGCGCCTCTCCTGGGAGTAAGCGCTGGCTACCGGCTGGGAGCAAGCGCTGGCGATCGCCAGCGAGCTGGCCCTGGACGGGCTCCTGCGGAATGACATCGCCGTCGATGGTCTCGCCTGGAAGCTGCCGCTGACCGCGGACGCCGTATTCGATGTCCGGCGGAGTCACCGTTCCGGCGATCGAGCGGTCGCGCGCCGCCGACAGGATGTCGCCCTTGATGTCGTAGAAACGCTTCCGGAGGCCAGGCGCACCGGAGGCCGCGGCGAACGCGCCGAGCGCCGTCATGCCGCCTGCGAGCGCGGCGCCGGTGTAGTCCCCCTGGTCGTAGGCGTCCTGCGCCGCGGCGCCGCCCATGCCGGCCTGGAAGCTGCCGGCGGCGGTCTCGCCCATACGGGCCATATCGCGCAGCGCCAGCATCGACTCCGCACCGCGGTTGAGCGCGGCGGGGCCGCCAGGCGTCATCAGGCCCGGGATCTTCCCAGGGGCCTTCATGCCGAACGCGGTCATCGCAAGGTTTGCGGGGGTGGCCTGCTGTGCAACGCCCTCAGCGAAGGCGCCGACGTAGGGCAGCACGCGGCCGCCTTGATTCTGTGTCCAGTCGGAGAATGCGTCCGCGGCATCAGCGATCGGCTTGACGGGCTTCTCAAAGGTCCATTCGAGCGCGTCCCCGATGCCGCGCGCGGTGCGGGAGAGCCCCGGACCCAGCCGGCGGCGCTTCGTCATGAAGGCGTCGAAGGGGTCGAGCGACAACTCCGTCCCGGAGAACTGGTCAGCTACGGTGGGATCGGGCGCAGCTTCGGCGTCCGGCTGGGGCCGCCGCTTCCGAAGGAACGCGCCGAACGGGTCGCTACCGAATGGCATACCCGTATTGCTTGGCGAGCTGGGCAACCTCGTCGACCGTCATGCCGTTTTCCTCTGCGAACGCCTGCAGGTCGTCTTGGCTGAGCGTCTGACCGCCGCCGCCACCGCCCTGCTGGTCGTCGACGCCGATGACCTTCCGGGAGTCGTCGATCCCCTGCTGGATGGAGTCCCAGGCGGGGTTGTTGACTTCTTCCGTCTTGCCCATCCAGTCAGTGCCGAGCACACCGGAACCAGGAACATTCCGGGTGATGGTTTTCGGCTGGAGCGCCTGGCTCTTGATCAGGTCCGCATACGCCTTCAGGGCCGCCGAACGCTCCCGCTGTTTGTCGTTCGCGGAAGCCGTGACGCGGCCGCGCGCCTCGATCTCGGCGGCGGCGACCTTCGGGTCGGAGTAGCCGACGTCGCGCGCTTCGCTGCGGCGCTCGAAGCGCTGGTCGTCTCGAATCCCAGCGGTCCCGAAATACTGCCCGCTGGCCTGGTCGGCGGATGCTTCCCCGGCCGCGTGCGCGTTGCGGCGGAGCTCGTCGCGCGCGATGTTGCCGCGCTGTTCCACACGGTAGGGGTTGTCCGAGAGCGCGCGATCGTTCTGCGCGTCCTCCATGGCGTTGACCTGGAGCTGGCCGGCGCGGATCGCGTTCTGCCGCAGGTAGTAGTTGGAGTTGTCGGAAACCTCGTTCGGATCCACCGGCGTCCGGCCCATCGCCGCGCCACCGAGCGCCGAGAGCGACGGCCGGCGCGCGAAGTCCGTTCCCGCGTAGGTGTGCGACACGTTCAGCCCTCCCTTGCCCGACATCTTCGACCGCAACCCGGCGATCTCACCCTGGCGGTTCAGCCCTTCGCGGTATTCGTGCTCGTTGCTGTAACCGCTGTAAGGCGCGCCCGGATGCGGGGACGCATTGAGGCGATCGCGCTCGTCGTCGAACTGCCCCTGGGTGAGTTCGAGTTCGTCCAGCCTGTTCTGGTCGTTCCGCCGTCGCATCTGCTGGCCGGCGATCTGTGCTTGGTTCAGCATCTACGCCCCCTTGCGCGCACGTTCGCGGGACCAGCGGATCGCCGCCGCGCGACGGCCCTGTTCCTTCGCTTCCGCCGGCGTCCACCGCCGGCAGAGTCCCAGCTCGTGCCCCTTGCGCGCGGCCGCGGATGCGTAGCCGGGAATACTGAACCCGGGGCGCCGATACGTCTCGTCCACGGTTTCGGTCTGCATCAGTAGAGCCTCGTGGCGCCCTCAAGCGCGGACATGGACATTGGGAGACGCCGCTGGCCGAGCCCTGGCGCGACGGCGCTGGACCCGATCGAATCCCAGCCCTCGCCGGGATCCTGTGCCTGGGGCGCGGCCGCCTGGGGAACAGGGAGAGGCGGTTGCGACGGGCCGGGAGCAGACGGCATCGGCGGCGGTTGGGGTGGCTGCCAAGCCGGGGCCTGCTGCGGCTGCTGGAAGGACTGCTGCGGCTGCTGCGCGCGCTGCCGCTGCAGCGTCGTGTAAGAATCCTCGACCGGCGGACTGTATGGCTGCGCCGAGCGTTGCGGCGCCTGCTGAACCTGACGTTGCGGCGCCTGCTGGACGGGTGTTGTGTTCGCTGGACCAATGCGGCCGCCTGGAAAAACCCGCGTCCCGCCTGTTTGGCGGACGACGACGCCGGTGCCCCTGGTCGGCATTTATCCGCCGCCCGCCCGGTGAGCATCCCCGGCCGCGAGCATCGCAATGAGGTAGTCGACGAACTGGCCCATCTCAGTAGACCCGTCCGCCGTTCCGTGACGCCAGCGACATGAGGCTCTGATGAAGGTTCGCGCGGAGCTGAAGGGCCTGCATCGCCCGGCTGGCGTTCGATTCCCCGGCGCCGATGTCCTGGCCGCGCTGGCTGATGTCGCCCTGGTAGTTGGTGTCGTCGATCTGGTAACGGCGCTTTAGGGCGTCGACCGCTTGGTTGTTGGCGACGTCCCCGAGCGCGCCAGACGCCTGGTCGACGCGGTTGCCGATCTCGGAGGCTTCGATCCCGGAGCCGCTGATTCCGCGGGCGCGCATCTCGCCGGAGAGCGCGTTCATGGAGGCTCGTCCAACGCGGCCAACCCTGTCCTTTGCCTTCGAAAATTCAGCGTTTTGCGAGGCCGTGGTGTCGGCCATTGAAATCGGATTCACGCGCGGGGGGAGCGGTGGAGGCGGGGGCGCCTGGATAACGTTGCTCCTCTGCCACAGCCCGTTGACGTCGACGTCGCCCGTTCCGTCGCCCGTTCCGGCACCAGAGCCGCTCCGCCGCGCGCCGGCTACCCCCCCGCCGCCGGTTGAGTAGTCGTAGGACGTGCCGGTGTAGGCGTCTCGGTATGACGTGTTGGCGTTGAGGCCGGCCCGCTGAGCCGCCAAGGCCGCCTGCTGGGCGTTGAAGTTTTCGGTCTTCGTGCGCCCCTCGGATTCAGCGGCAGCTTTCGCGCGTTTCGCGTCTCCGATACGGTCAACAGGGAGCCCGGTGTGGGGGTCGATTGGGCCCCGGTAGGGGGCGACTACTCCGGTTCCAGCCATAGGTCGACCCTTCTGTTGTCCTGAAAAGCCGCTTACTGCTGGGGGAGTTCGCGGAAAAGAGTGCCACAAATGAGCCGGGCTGTAAAGTTACGCTGCCGTCCAGTCGTCGACGTAGACCGTCCCGATGGCACCGTCACAGTCCGCGTAGAATTCCGCCACGCCGTTTTCCGAGGCCGCCGCGGTGACTCCGGAGAGCTGCTCCCAGGTGTCTGCCGCCACCGAGAGCGTGTCGATGACGGTGTCGACCAGGACGCCGATCGCCGGGTTTGCCCGCTGCATGAGCCGCGGTGCAGAGCCGGTGTAAGCCGCGGATTTTCGGACATACACCGCGATCGACACGGTTGCACCGCTGAGAACGGCGACCCGTTTCGGGCCGCTTTCGAGCTTCTCGCCCGCGCCGTCTCCGGCCGGGGCCATCGCTTCCGAAGGAGCTGCCGTCTTGAACGTGCCGGTTTCGTAGCTGACGGTCCCTAGGACCGGATAGACGGCCTTGTGGGTGTTGGTCGCCTGGTCGACGCGCTGGTAGCGGATGTAGCTGCGGCCGGCCAGGTGCGCCTGGTTGGCGATCTCGGTCGCAGAATCGAGCTTCGTATTCCGTAGCGTGACCTCCGCGTAACGCGCGTTGTTGGACGAATTGCAGTTGATGTCGTTCGTGTGCGCGGTCTTGATCCCGCTGACCGTGCCGAACGTGCAGTTGTCGCACTCCAGCGAGATCGCCGGATTACCCGCGACGTTGAAATTGACCCCGTTGGTCGTTGCAAACGAGCTGTCGCCGCTGAGTGTCACGCTGCGGAGCAGAAGCCCCTTGGGCCCGCCGCCGGCCGCGAATATGACATTGCTGACGGCGTTACCGAAGAACGCGCCGGTTTCGATGATCAGCCGGCCGACGCAGGTTCCGATCTGGAGCCCACCCGTCGACGAGGCAAGGTTCCTCCAGATGTTGACGTTTGAGAGCTTTCCGAAGTCGAGCGCTTCCACGGTGAGCCCAGCTTGGGTATTGCTGTGGAGGTCGAAGCCGCTCCAGGTCTTATGAATGCTCTGCCGGCTCACGCTGACCGCCGCGGCGAGGGTGATCCCGTCGCCTCCCCCACTATTGCAGCGGATGTTGGTCAGCGTGCCGTTGTAGGAGCCAAGGGAGATGCCGGCACCGCCGAACGTATTGGCGCTGATGATGTCGATGTTGGTCAGGGTCCAGTTGGATCCGGTGGTCCCGAAGATGTTGATCGCCGCCTGTCCAGCCGACTGGTTCCCGACCTTGTAGCCGGTCAGGTTGTCGATTGAGAAGTTGTCGGCCGTCGCGGAGGCGACGTAGATGCCGTGCTGGTCGAAATCTCGGATCGAGCAGAAGGAGAGCGCCAGCGAACCGTTCGCGTCGGTGTCCACTTCGACGCCGCGCTTCCCTGCCGTCGCGGCCCCCATGTAACGGAAGGCCGTCCAATCGCAATCGACGATCGAGGCCCCGCCGAAATACACGTAGGCCATGAACGTCGTGCTGACCGACTGGATCCGCGCGTTGCGAGTCAGGAGAATCAACTCCGCCTGGGTGGGTGCCGTGCCGCTGTGTGCGTTCGCCACCCCAACGGCGGTCGTCATGCTGGCCGCCCCGGCGTTGGCATTGAGCGCTTTCGTCTCTGCCTGAGCGGCGGTCTGCGTCGTCGAGGCGACGGCGACGTCGTCGGTGTTCAGCCAGCCGGTGTCGGTGTCGACGTTGAATGTCACCCCGGCGGCCGCGAGGTCAGCATTGAGCTTGCAGCGAACGACGTTCTTCCCGACCGTGCGCGATTGCCCCTGGCAATTCAACGTCCCGTAAACCACGAGCCCGAAGTCACCGTCTGCCGCAGCGCTGTCGAATTCGAGCTGGGCGCTGCCGTCTCGCGGTAGCGGCGTCCCCGTCGTCCCCATGTTCATCGTCCCGCCGCGGTAGATCGTCAGACGGGTCGAGACTCGGAGGATATAGTTCGTCGCGGCCGTCGTGCCCCAGGTGAGAATGCCACCCTTGCCGATCGTGAACCCGGCTGGGTTCGCTACGACGCCGTCCCCGTAGTCCGTGGCGGCCGTCGAATCCATCGTCACCGTGCGGTCCGTCTTCGTGGCCGCGGCCGTCCATTCGCCAAGGACGTGCAACGAATCTGCGGCGGCGGGGGCGCCAGTCGTCGTCGTGCGGACCATCCGGCTCCAGTTGCCGGCGGTCGCGTCCCGATACAGGTTGACCTGCGTAGCGTTCGACGTTTTTGCGCTGACCGTGTAGGCCGTCGCCGCCACGAGCAGGACGCCCGCGAACTTGAACAGATACCAGCCCTGTTCCCCCGCGCGCGATTCCAGATCGGAGACATTGATGGTGACTTCGGTTCCGGCCACAGTGGCGCCGGCCTGGGCGAGACGGACGCTGATCGTCCCGGTCGCCCCTGGCCGCAAGGCCACCTTCACGGCGATTCCGTCAATCGTGACGGCACCAGGCGTGAACGCCACGCTCTCAACGTAGGCGGTCGTCAGGACCGTATTATTCGCTTCCGAGTCCAGGAGGGCGCTCGCCACGGCGCTGCACACGCCCCACGTCGCCGCGGCCGAGAACAACCCGTCCGCCCGCGCAATCTTGACTGCCATTTACGCCACCCGCAGGAGTTGAAGGAACGTGCTCGTCTGACCGCCCTTGATCAGCCGCGAAGCCGTGCTGGAGTCGAACAGGACCGAGAGTTCGAGGTAATCGCCAGCCGCCAAGTCCGCCAAGAAATTGCACTGCGCCGGGCCGCGCTGGGCATTGGTCGCCTGTGAATGTTCCGCGACGATTGTGTCGTTTTTCTTGATCGACACGTAGACCGTGCCGCTCAGTGGCACTTCCGAGCTCGCCTGCGCGACGATGATGTATTTCCCAGCCTTCCCAGCCGGCACCGTCAGCCGGGTCGGTGAGCCTCCAGACCAGAACCCAGCCGCATCGGACGCGACGGTCTCAAGCGGGATTTGCGTCTGCACGAGGTTCGTCACGCTGACGTCTGACGCGCGATAGACGAAAGCGTAGTCCCCCGCGCTGCTGGCCGCTGGCTGCCAGTCCGGGCCGGTAGCCCCGGCCGTGAGCACGTAGCCGGGCGTCCCGTTCGCCTTGCGCGCCCACTTCACCGAACCGCTGGAGATGAGTCCGACCGCCGGGAGCCCGTCCAGCCAGAAGGCTTCCGCGCCCGGGTCGTTTGCGTTCGGCAGGTAGTCGAAGGGCTGGCCGTCGATGAAATACTTCCCGACGTCGAGCGCTCCGGAGTTCTGCGCGACGACGATGTCCCCGAGCGTCGGAGAGGCCGGATCGGTATCCGGATGCGTCGTCGACAGAAAGCTGTGCGTGGCCGGCGGGATCGAGATGGCGACGTCGACGGCGGCCGTCACGCGGCCTTTCGCGTCGACGGTGACCTGGGCAACGTGCGTGGCGTCCCCGTAGGTGCCAGCGGTCACTCCGGAGGCCGCCAGGCGCGCAGGATCCAGTGTCCCGGACGTGATCTTAGTCGCGTTCAGGTCTTCGAGTAGCGCGCCGTTGACGCCCCAGGCCGGCGCTCCGGTGACGACTTGGAGGAAGCTGCCGTTGCTGCCGATACCGAGCCGGCGCCAGCTTCCGGAGTAGTAGATTAGGTCGCCATCTACGGGCGTTTCGACGATCGTATCGTCATGCGTCGTGCTGAGGATCTTGTGGGTGCCGGACGTCAGCCGGCGGAGCTCATCGTAGATGTCGTCGATCGTGCGGTCGAGGCCATCGACCTGCTGGGCCGTGAGCGGGAATTCAAGCGGATTCGGCCGATACGGAAGGGTCATCGCCGCCCGACTTTGGCGCACTTGCGCCGGTTGCAGCCAGCGTGTGCAGCCTGGAGATTGTCGTAGGTGTGCGTCCCTCCCCTAGCGAGCGGGACAACATGATCGATCTCGATGGGGAGCGCCAACGGCTCACGGCAGATGCCGCATTGACCAGCCGCTCGTTCCAGAACCAGTGCGTAGTCGATCCGCTCAACTTGTGTGCCACGAATACGGGCTCTTCGGCGCCCCTCAAATTCTGCGAAATAATGCGGACGGCTGGCACGGAAAGCAGCCGCGGCCGCACGCGCCTTCATTTTTACTTCCGGCCGCTGTCGCCATCGCCGGCGGGAAGCATTCACCCTGTCTCGATCTCGCGCTTGTGGCTTTCGGCCATGCTTCGCGTAATACGCGCGCATGTAGATCCGCCGAGCCGCTGGGTCGGCGTGAGGCATCAGCGTCGACCAATCTCGTGCATCGGCATTTCGTAGCCGAAGATTTCGCAGGACCGGTTGGCTTCAGCGTTCTGGAACCGGATTTGGCAGAGTGGCCCGACGCCCAGCCGACGCAGCCGTTCGCGGCCCGTCGTGAGATCATGGCTGACAGTCGCGCCGGCCACGGCGTTCAGCCGGCCGACCTTCGGCACGATCGAGAGCGTCCCGCCGGTTTCCACCTTGGTCAGAATCGCCATCTGGCCCCAATAATGGGTGATGTCCGGCGCGTTCCCCGAGTGGAATTTGCCGGTGACGTCGAAGTCGACGGCCGTTGCGGCGCCGTCGCGGTAGGTGCCCGGCGTCACGCTGTAGACGTAGCTGTCGCCGCCGCACACAACCGGAACGAGCACTTCGTTGGCGTCGAAGATGACCCCGGCCCCGGTCGGCGTGAAGGCGTCCGTCTTGTGGGGCCCGAGCCAGCACTTCCGCGAGATGTCAAAGCTGACCCAGCGGGTGAAGTCCGTCCCGCCGGCAGGCGCCAGAAACAGGTCGTAGGAGTGCTTCAACGGATCGTAACGGGCGAACGCGCTGGGGAAGAGCGCCCGGTTGAAATAGGTGTCGGTCGAGAACCAGGGATGAACCTGCATGTCCGAGATGCAGCGGACTCCCTCGCCGTCCCATTCGTAGACCCCGTCCTCCGCGAGCCAGCGCGCCACGTCGCGGCTGACGATGACGCTGTCCGGAGCGATCGCGCCCTTCCCTTCGACGAGCTTGACCATGCGGAAGTCGTTGTTGGCCGAGCCGATCACCTTCCAAATGATGTCGCGGCGCGCGATCCCCAGCTCGTCGCGGCGCGGAATGATCGCCGTGATGCCGAGCCGATCCTTGCCGACCGGGAGCACCTTCAGGCTATTCGTCGCCGGCCAGGCGTAGAGCTTCCCGTCAGCCGAGTATCGGAGAGTGTCCGGTTCGCTCGTGCTCTTCCCCCACAACCGGCCCTTCCACTCGGCGCACAGCTCCAGGCGCGCGGGCGCCGCGCCCAGGTCGGTCTGCGCGGAGAAGAGCGAGAGATCGGCGTCCGCCGCATCGTCGCTGTAGGAGGTCGTCGTGTTGTCGTCGATGTCGAACCACTCAAAATACTCGGTCCCTGGGCCGGTCGCCGTCCGGTAAAGGCGCCGGCAGTTGATCGACGGGTCCGCGCTTTTTGGGATGTTCGTCAGCGCGATCAGCTGCGCGGCGACCGTGACGGTCAGGCTCGCCACGCTGCGGCCACCCTCCGCGATGATGGCGCCCAGACTGTTTTTGATCGCGTAGGCCACCTTCACGCGGAACGTGCCCGTCAGCGCGCCCGCGGCGCCAGCGGCCACGGTAGGCGCCTTGTTCGGAGTTGGGATCGCCAGC